TCGCCGCCGACGTTCTGCTTGTTGGTGGCGATGAACTCGATCAGCCCGCCAGCGCCACCCTGCGGGTCTCCGGTGTTCGGCGCGTTCACAGCGGTCGTGAAGAACCGAGACCCGAAGAAGCCGTTGTGCTCGATCTGCCGCTTGAACTCGACAGCCTTCCGCGCCGCCTCCTTCGCAGGCTCGCCCCCGCCGTACAACTCGATGGCGGTCGCGGTGCCCGTGAAGCTCCACGGCTCGCGGAAAATCTGGGTGTAGTTGAACCCCAGAACGCGGGCGCTGTACTTCGGCGGGCCGATGTTCGCGCCCTGCGGGTAGGCGTTGCCGACGTACAGCAGCTTGTCGCCAGCGTTCCCCGCTGCGTTCGCGCCCTGCGGACGGACGGTGAGGACGCCCGTGCCGGTCACGACGACATCCACGATCATCGCCTGACCTGTCCGCATGTTCCGCAGCACGTCGTTGGGCTGGATCGCCCGCGACTCGGCTGCGGTCGTGATCGTGACGGAGGTTGCGCCTGACGTGTACGCGGAGGCCGTGTACACGTCGAGCACGTAGCTCTCCTCCAGCCAGTTGACCTTCTCGCGTGTGGCAGCGCGGCTGCCCATGCGGGAGGTCATGGTCGTGAACTGCGTCTGGTCGGGATCGAGCAGACGCATTTTGGGATCCATGTCGATGACCTTCTCGTCTGAGACGATCTCTTGCGTATCGACGTAGTTCCCGACTGCAACTTCGGCCATGACTTACTCCTCTGGTCGGTGATGGATCTACCGGCTCCTGGGAGTACCGTCGAGCGGTTCCTCTTGGCCTCTGCGCTTCGTCCCGTCTGGGTCTGGTGGTGCCCTGGGAAGTGGAAGCTGGGGCGAGTCTAACTCAGCCCTCCTCGTCGTGCCACTGGCCGCGCCGCCGCCACTCCTCCTCCATCGCGTCGAAGAACGGACTCTGCTTCTGGGGAGGAGTGTGCGGTGCCCCCGTAACAACGCCAGCGGCGTTACGGCGCAACTCCCCCTCTCTGCGGATCTGTTCTTCGCGCTCGGTGTCCGCCACTCGTCGCGTAGTGGTCTGTCCAGCGCGCACCAGATCGTAGACCGCCGAGACCGCGAGATCGCGCTGGATCGGGTCGCCCCCGAGGATCGCCAGCGTGTACGGGTGGTACTCACCTAGCTCCTCGATCTTCGTCCACATCTGCTCGCCGTACTGCTGGACGTTGATCCCGAGCCGCTGGAAGGAGGCACCCATCGCGCCGGTGAAGTCACCTTCCACCCCCGCGCCGTTCTGGGCGGCAGCAGCCTGGGCCTCAGCTTCGAGACGGGCGCGCTGCTCGTGCATCGCCATCTGAACCTGGGTGCCGACATTCGCGGCCATGCCCGGATCCATCTCTGCGACCCGCTCGATGATCGCGTTGTAAAGCTGGACGTGCCCGTTTATCGCCGCTTGGTAGGCGTAGCCGGTCGGGTTCGCCATCGCCTGATCGACCCACGCCTCCTCGGAAGCGGTCAGCGGCATCCCCGAAGGGCCGGTCTGGGCGTTGGCCTCGACGGACTGCGCGTACTCGATGGCCTGGCGCGCGGCGTCCTCGGCCTGCTTCTTGTCGCTCGCCAGCCGACCGATGAACTGCTCCTGCTCGTAGGCTGCCTTCGCCCACCTGTCAGGATCCTTGCCGTACTTCTTCGTCGCCCACACGACATGAGGTTCCTGCTCCTCGCCCTGCTCCTCCTCGGGCTTCTCCTCCGCAGGCTGCTCCTCCCTGATCTCTGGTGAGACAGGGGGCTTCTCGGCTCCGTCCTCGGGCGGCGGCTCGTGTCCCGGCCGCTCGTCGTGGACGACCTCCTCTTTAGCTTCTTGATCTTCTGTGGGTTCTTGAACTTCTTGACGTTCTGCGGGTTTCTCCCCGAAGTTGAGCGCGCCCGTCCCGGCCAGAAACTCCTCCAGTTCCCTCTCGCTACCTTCCTCTGCCGCCATCACTCGTCTCCTTCGATTAGCTCCTCCTCGATCCCCTGCTCCCGAAGGAATCTCTGGAGGGTGGCTTCAGCCGTCTTCGGGACGCCCTTCATCCATTGGAGCGCTGCGATTGTCCCACGGATCGTGTCCAGCTTGGACTGATCGACCGCGACGGGCTGGAGGGCGATGTTCATGGCCGTGCGCCGCAACCGCTCGATCTTGCGGTCGATCTCCTCCTCCATGAACTGCCAGCCTGGGTTGCGAAGCAGCGAGGAGAGCAGGTCGGCCCTGCGATTTAGTTCGGCCTGGGTGCGCTCGCTAACCGCCAAGCTGCTGGGCAGCCTGTACCTGCGACTGGGCGAACTGGTCAGGCGACATGTTCAGCCCATTGTTGCCGCCCATCTGCGTCGCCGCGTCCGCGTTCGTCATCCCCTGCGAGCCAGCGCCAGGAGGAGCGAGTTGCGGGGGCGGGCCTTGGCCGTTGCTTCCTGGCGGGCCTTGCGGCGGTGCCATCATTCCCTGCTGAGGCTGCTGGCCGGGAGGGATGAAGAAGCGGGCGGTGTCGGTCACGCCCTGCGACTCCAGCACGCGCTTGACGACCTCCTGCATGTTCACGCCCGCGAGTCCCGCTATCGGCGCGACCATGTTGACGAAGGCCATCGCCTCCTGGATCCGCTCCTGCTTGACGACGGACTCGTCCGCGACATCGACGTTGACGTTGAACTCGCCCTGGAGATCGAGCGGGTGCATGACCATCATCGCGTGCGAGCCGTCGAAGCCCATCTGCGGGATGACCCGCTCCTGGCGGATCATCTGCCCCATCATCCCCAGGAACAGTTGCCCGACCTTGGCCCAGGCCCAGGAGTAGTGCTGCTTGCGGGCCTGGATGAGCTTCTGGGCAATCGACGTGATGATGCTCATGCCCGTCGCCGTCTTCTGGTCGATGCTCCCGGAGTTGACCCCGCCTGCCATCGGCAGTCCGCCCAGCATGTTCTGGAGATCGCCCTTCAGCAGCGCTTCGGCCTCCAAGGTGATCTGGGCGGCGGTGCCGTCGATCTGCAACTGACCGACCTGGCCCGGATCCTCCACGATCCACTGAGCGCCCGGATACCACTCGAAGGCGTCCGGGTCATCGACGTCGGAGCGGATGGTGGTGATGACATTGGTGAGCAACCTGAGCGCGTCGATCCGCTGGTTCTGGAGCGTCCACAGGTACTCCTGGATCTGGGCCAGCGACTCGATCACCGACATGCCGACGAACTGGAAGGCGTCGGGCATCGAGGAGGTCATCACGAAGGGCTTGGTCTTGATCCTCAGCGGGTCGAACTGGGAGGCAAGGACAACTTGCCGCCCGCCGACCGTGACCGCGTGGCCGTTCTCCCAGTATTCGAGGACTTCGATCAGATCCTTGTTGCGCTGCTGGCCCCAGAGCATCTGCTCGCGATCCGAGTAGTCGCGCTCGGCCTGGTTGTTGCGGGCCTCCTTCAGATCGTCCACATGCTTGTACAGGCCCGATTGCTCCTTCGCCTTCAGCGTCTCCCAGGTCTCCCAGGAACGGTCGATCACCCAGGCGGCAGACTGGAGATCCCTGGCCCCCTCGGGCCAGAAGAAATCGCGCATGTCCCGGACGATCATCGAGGGGCCGTCACGGATGACCTCGGTGCGGGCGATCTCCTCGGTGCCCAGGTAGCGGTCGATGATCTGGCCCCAGTCGTCCGTGACCTCGAAGGTCATCGGCACGAGCCGGGTCTGATCCTTGGTCTCGTAGGCCCAGACGACCTTCGCCAGCGAAGCGCCCACGATCAGGTCTTGCTGCATGAAGGGGCGCTGCTTCAGCGCGAAGTCGTCCTCGTCCATCGCCCACTGGAGACCCGCCGAGGCGATCTTCGACTTCTTCAGCCGGTCGTTCACGGCGTCGATGGCCTCACCTGGCTGGGGCTTCGGCGTGACCTCCCAGGTCGGCTTCGGATCCATCATCGTCGCCAGCATCCCCTCCGCGATCTGCAAGAGATACGGCGTCGTCAGCTTCGAGCGCCAGGCGGGGGGCGGTGGCCCCTCCGTCTTCTTCTCTGCGATCCCCCGGTAGGCGCGGTAGCGCTTCTCGACCTTGCCGACCCAGGTGTTGTGGAACTTCTCCGCGCTCTCGACCGCTGCCAGCACCTTCGAGAGTTCGTCGGCAGCCGGGAAATCCGGGCTACCGAGAGGTTCGGTTGTCCGGGCTACCGCTGTGGAGCCGCGCTCGTCAGCCACCAGCGGCGGCGACCGTCTTGGCGTTCTTCGCCTTGCCCGCCAGGATTCCGTGCAGGACGCTCATGCCCTTGGTGATGCCGTGTCCTTCCTGGTCGTCGCTGCTCTCGGTCATCGCCATCATCAGGTGCTTGATCGCGGCCCGGATGTGGTCGGTCGAGTTCATCCCGGAGAGCAGGTCGGTGTTCGCATCTCCCGAGCCGGGAGGCCCGCCGGGAGTCGGCCCGCCGCCCGCGCCCCCGAGGAGCGCAGCGATGTCGGGGCCACCGCCATCGGGAGGAGCGCCGCCCGCGAGCGCAGCAGGGTCGATGCCAGGAGGCAGACCGCCTCCGGGAGGAGCACCGCCAGGAGGAGCGCCGCCACCTGCGCCGAGGATCGCGGCGAGCGCTGACATCGAGGCCGGGTCGCCAGGAGGAGGAGGCCCACCCATCGGCCCACCTGGGGGTGGCCCCATCCCTACTGCATCGGGGGCTGCGTAAGTGGACATCCTGCTCCTTTCAAGACCAGGCGTAATCTGGGACGTACTGACGCTTCTCGCGCCTCCGAGATCGTCGCATATCCAGCGGATGATCCCCGTAGCGGCGGAACATCTCCAGCGCCCCCGCGAGCGACATCACCCGGTCGTCGTTCGTCCCGTCCGCCGCCCTCGGTGAAGGCAGGGTATCGGCGCGCACGAAGGTCTTGCACTCCAGGATCGCCTGCATCGGGATGTGAGGTAGCGCCCGCTCCCGGATCGAGCGTTCCAGGCCAGAGACCAGGAGCGGCCGGGTCTTGGACGTGACCGGGAAGCCGTAGGTGATGTTCTGCTTGAAGTCGGGCCGGTCGTCCTGGACATGGCGGTACAGCTTCGGGTAGGGGCGGCGACCCTGCTTGCCGTCGCGGAGGGGGATGACGACGGCCTCGCCGTAGCCGCCGCCCATCTCGATTGCCAGGCGCGCGGTGTTGTACCAGCGCCCCAGGAAGTGCAGTTGCTCTGCGGCCAGGTCGGGGTCGATCTTGCCATGAAGCTCGGCGGCGATGTTCATGTTCGAGAGGTCGATGACGTAGGCGGCGGTGAAGTCGAGTCCGCGTCCTGTTGCCACATCCGCGTACAGGGCGTACTCCTTCTCCTTCTCGGGCTTGTCGTAGACGCCGATCCATCCATCCGAGCGCTGGGCGATCTGCGCCTTCGAGCCGGTCGTCTGGTCGGGGATGAAGTTGAAGCGGAACAGCGTATTACGCAGCTTCTCCGCATACCAGGCGAGTGCGTCCACGTCGAACCAGCAGCCCGACGTACCCAGGAACGCCTCGGCAGCATTCAGCGGGTACTGCTCCGACATGTCGGCGGTGGAGAGCCTGAGCCGCATCCGCTTGAACCAGGCTTCGTCCCGGCCCGGATGCAGGTCGGCACCGAGGAAACGGGCGTCGATCCCGCGATCCTCCGCAGACATCCAGAGGGTGTAGAACTCGTTGCCGTATCCGTTGGCGGTGGAGACGGCGATTAGCTGTCCGCCGTCTGCAATCGTCGGGATAAACGCCTTCCAGGAAGCGCTCGCGTACTGGTGGCGACCGAACTCGTCCAGGAAGGCAACCGCCGCCGTTTCTCCGTGGCCCGCTTTCGGCGTCGAGGGCATCGCCAGCAAGGTGGAGACATTCCCGTCCGGGAACTCCCACTCGATTCGCGTCGAGGGACGGTGCTTGGTCGGCTTGATGACCTTGGCGTCGAAGTGCAGATGGGGCGGCAGGTTTTCCCACAGATCCCAGGCGCGATTGACCAGCTTCGACGCCTCCTCCTCGTTGATCGAGACGCACAGCGTTCTCGTTCCGGGAAGCACCAGGCATTTCCACAGGCAATAGCCGATCCCCAGCCAGGAAACCCCTAGCTGACGGGCCTTCAGACGCACGAGGATCTGGTGGTCGAGGTAGCTGGACAACTCCTCGTACTGCCACTCCCAGCCTTCATCGAAGTGGAAGTAGAACTCCTCGCCGGTCTTCGGGTCGATGGCCCGTGTGTGGCGCAGGAGATCGGCTGGGTGCTCTCTCGCCGCCTTGACCTCCCGGAGCATGGTCTGGATCCGCTCTCTGACCTGCTCTTGGAGGTCGGCTGCGACCGTCATCTCGTCTAGTATCCCACCCTTCATCCCATACGCAGCAGCGGGCACGCCATCGGCACCCGGACTAGCGCGTCAAGATGCCTTTGAAGTGCCCGCTGGCTGCTGACTCCCCACAGGAGGGCATTCCAGTGAGGTACGTCATTCTGGCAGTCATCGCTGCCGCTCTGCTAGTTCCATCGACGGCCGAGGCAAAACCGGCCAGCAACTACACCCAGGCGAAAGCGGCGATCAGCAAGGTGTTCGGTCGCTACGCATCACAGGCGATGCGCGTCGCCTCCTGCGAGACCGGAGGCACCTACGACCCGAGGGCAAGGAACGGCCAGTACCTCGGCATCTTCCAGATGGGCAACTACGCCCGAGGTCGCTACGGACACAGTTCGTCC